TGCTCTGACTCACGCCAAAAAAATGAATACTCTGTTCCAGACAAGCCTCTAGCAAACGCTTGCATGGACAGGATTCGAGACGGGCCTGTGAGAAGAATCAAAACCTTGTAAGTTTCCATGTTGTAAAGATGTTGATCAGAGATTTTAAAAAGGGGAAGCGCCTTTGCTGACGCTTCCCCTCGCTATTCTGAGATCAGGTCACCACCGGCAGGTTGAGCCCTGCGTAGGTTATAGCATGCTCAACAACTCGGTATCCAGGGACTCGACCGTCAGAGCGCTTACGGACAGCCTGTCCAAAGATGGACGTGATAAACACCTGCTTGATATGTCCACCCTCGAACACGTCTTCGGTACGCCGGTTGCGGAACCGACCATGTCCGCGAAGGGCAGCAGCACCACCGAGCATAATCGAGCGAGCAAACGCGACGCCTCGCGAATTCGTCTCGATGATGATTGATCCTGCCGGATGCACATCGGTATTGACAGCAGCATTCCACGTCACGTTGCCGACCGTTGTAGCGCGAATGCCGCCAGCGGACGCGCCGAGCCGCTGGGTAACAGTTAGCTTTGTGCCATCGTTGTTGACGTATCTATAGAAGCCCCACTTGTGAGCATCGGGGCCGGAGATGTTGTAGATGATCACGTAACGATCATCCGATCCGACCGAGACAACGTCACCCTGCCCAAATTCGTAGGCATAGTTGGAGAAGTCACGGAAATACAGCGTATTCTGAACAGCCGCTGCGCTCGGAGAACCACCGCCAGTGATGTCAAAAGCTCCAGTGCCAGCCGCAATCGCATTGCCCAGAAGCGCCTTGGGGGCAAGCGGGCAACCGATAGGACCGTACCCTTCGTGATCAGGGCAAGAGCGCTCGCGGATGATTTGACCGTCAAGCGGAGCATAACCGCCGCTGAAAATATAGTTCGCATCACCACGTTCGCCTGCGCTGTTCAGAGCAGCCTTGTAGTCGGACGAGTTTTTGAGAGCGTTGAGAGCCTCATCCAAAGCCACAAAAATGAATTTGTGGACCTTATTGCGACCGATCGTGCCAACACGGGCTGGGCGAGCGCCAGCGGTTTTGAGCACCTGCGCGGTAGTCTGGATCATTGACAGCGAGATAGTGTCAGCCGAACGAAGAGCTTCGCGTCCAGCCTTGTTATTCGCGTAAATGGTATTCTCAGGGTTGCCGCGATGGATGAACATCATGTCCATCTGCTCGGTCTTTTTGGCGCCCATCCACTCACCAAGAGCTTCGGGGATGCGCTCCTGAATTTCACCGCCAAGATTGACCTTGCCAAGCATGTCGATGGTGCGCTCGGTGTATTCCGTATTATGGCGGAAATAGTCGAGCTTCAGCTGGTATCCTCCGACTCGCCACTGCTCAGCCTTGTCGCCGATAGCTTGGTCTCCGATTCCGCCCTTACCGTAGAGGCCAGCGAAAGTAGAGAAATTGAGGGTCATACCAGCCCCCTTATTGAGATCCTGATCGTACAGAATCGGACTGTTCATGTCCGTACCCTCAAACTCTTCCCAAAAGTTTGCCATTCGCTCAGCGATGTCGGCACCTTTTTTCCAGAGCTCCGGGAGGATTTTTGCGTATTGATTAGAAAGGGAAGTGCTAGTGTTGTTCCCCGAGTAAACTGCATTAGGCATAGTAGTAGGTGGCCCGTGCGCCTGATCACGGTTTCAGACGCGGTGCCGAGTATCTAAAGATTAACTGACTGTGGGTGAAAGTTTGAGGAATTAGCGAGCCAATCCGATTGCTCGGAGCGTTTCGCGGTAGTCATCCTCCGATTGCAACGACTGCACTCGTTGCGCAATATCCGTAACTCCAGCAGCCCTTGTGGAGGCCGTGCGCACTCCTACATAGGGTTGGGGCGGACTTGCTTTTGTTTTCACCTGCTCGGTTTTAACAGCAGCTTTCTGGGCTAGCTTGCGACCGGGACTGATCCCCAGGTCATTGGCAGCCATCTGGGCGATCCGTAGATACTTTCCGGGGTCGAAGTAGAGAGGATTGTCAGATTCGCGCAAAGCATTGTCAATCTCCAGCATCCGCTTAAAAAGCGGAGACTGTGCATTGGCAACGTCAGGATAAAGCTCAAGCGCCTTTCGCTGCGAAGCGGCTTCCACCTGCTTTGCATTTTCTGCGTCTGCGTCTGCTTTTTGTGGAGCTGTGGTCTTAGCTGCAACTCGCGCATCTACCAGCTTGGAAGTTACCTCCTCGATTTCCTTTAGCACTTCGGCTGCATTTGCAGTGTCATACTCTGCAAGAGCTGCTGCATGCCGCTCTTTTAGCGCATTCAGCTTTTCTTGCAGGACGTCCACCTGCGAAGGCTCAACCGTGGCGCTTTTTGGCTTTGCCGATTCGGTATTTCCAGTTTCGGCAGTGATGCCGAGCTGTTTTTTAGCGCGGTCTATCGCTTCGGCAAGTGACATATCCGGGTTGCGACGCTTCAATACGATCGCCAGCCGGTCTACATCATCCATTTGCTCCAAAGAAAGCCGTGTTCGCTTAATCTCACGCCAATCTTTGAGCGATTCCGTCTCTGTCTCTTCTTCGCCGGTTTTCTCCGGGATCTGCTGTTGATCCTCAGATTCCTTGCTGTCAGTTTCCTGCTGGTTCTCAGAATCTTGCGATTCATCCGTGTTGCCATCATCGACCTCCGCCTGCTCTTCCTCTTGCGCGGATTGCTCCGGCGCATTCGGTTGATCAGATTTTTGGCCGATGTTTGCAACTGCCGCCATCAGGTCTTCATAGCTGTCAAACTGAAGATTGTCGGGCAGTTCCGAGGCGCGGGCTTCCCCGCCCTCAGCCGTTGCAGCTAGGGACTCATTTTGGGCTTCCGCCGCATCATTCATCTCCATGCCATATTTTGGCATGACCTGTAACATTCTATGTTATTTTGAGGCATGAGCATAGGCCAGATTCGGCTAACTCCAATACCGCCTCCGCAGGTGGTTAAACTGCCGGATGGTCGCCTGCGAGTAACTAGGCGCTTCCGGGTTGACTCGGAAATTGCACGCACGCCATCCGAGCTAGCTACAATTGTATGGGAGCCATGGGGTACAATCGATGGAAGCACTGCACCAGCCGATACGTTTGCCAACCAAGGCGGTTCGGCAATGAGCCAGGTATTTTCTGGGTGCCGACTAATTCAGCAATCCGTCCAGCCGTCCGATCGTGATGGTCTTGCTGTATGCATAAAGGTTTACGAAGAATTAGACGCCACGAATGAGACGCAGGTTGGCGGCCCTCAGATTGTTCAGCTCGAAGACGGACGTGAGGCAACTGTACTGACATTCATCCAGTTTGCCTCCGCACCATATTCACCGCAGGTTCCCGGAACAAGCGCAGCCCCGCCGCCGTATTCAGGAGTATTAGAACAAGAGCAGGCTAATAATGATGGCACGTTGCGCACTATCACGCGCAGATACGTCACGACCGGCTTGATAGCAACGTCCCAAAGAACAGGAGACGACAACCTGATCACGCGTGGCTACACGTTTGTCGGAAGTGTTGGAACGATCATCGGCACAGAGGTTGCGCGTAGCACCAGAAACGTAGGCGGACTTCAGGTCATTGACGTCCAGACGGTGTCAACTGTCAATGACGAACCAATTATAGGAAATGGCGGAACGCCAAAACTGGCATATGAAATGGGCAAGCTGGTTCCGTTCACTTGGCCAGGCATTGCTGAATTGCGCACTGGTCCGGGCGCACTCAATACCTTTTATCTGCATCTAAAGCCGCCTGTCGAAGCTCTAGTGAACGCCAAGGTTCAGGTATACTACCAGACCGAAAAGGATATCCTTCCCTCAGACTTTACGCTAGATAATGCAATAGGTCTTTGGAATCCGTCTTCGTGGGCAACCAAGTATGCCGCGATAGCCAGCAACTGGAGCCAAACTGTAAGCATCCAAGGCTCAACGATCACAAATAGCGCCTATACCGAAGCTCCGGGCTATGTTGATGTTCAAGCTCTACGCGGCTACAGAACAGCCAATGTCCTAGAGGTTACTGGATTAGAAATCCCATACCCAATGGGCGGTGCAGTAACTCTATATATCAAAGACGTTTCGTTCCAAAATCCACGTATTTCAGGGACTGGAACGCTAGCAGAATGGGTCCATGATTACACGTATGACCGCGTTGTTTCATACTCAGCTACAGATCAATGGCAGTACTGGGCTGACATTTTTGGGAAAATCCATGTGCGTCTGCGTGACAATGGAACAAATTACGTCATAGAGCGCAGAGTAATAATAACCGATCCGCTGTCTTTCTTAATCAGCGATACAGGATACGTCATCGAGCAAAAAACCGCCACCACTCGCGGTCGGACCAACAAGAATGCGCCAAACGCATATGTCAACAAATCTTCTAATTCAGGATGGGTTTTGGTTTCAACCGGTCCATTATCTAGTTCAAACAGCATCTTTGGGACATGGACCAATGGCATCGCTCTGACACTGAAAGAGCAGCGTCAGACAGTCAGGGTAGGCGGGCTAACGTATTACCTGCCCACGACTAGCGCCAACCCAAACGTCACTGAAAACTATCAATTAGTGCGTGGAGGATACATTGACGGCAGACTTGTTCCATCGAATAGCTATGGGATCATGGAGCTATCAGGTGGTCCTCCTGATCCGTCAGGACGGCGCTACGTGCTTGATGTCGATATCAGGCTGGCAAACATTGGAGGAAGCACTCCTATTTACCGAAAGCAGGTAGTAATAGCGACGATTACACCGACATGAAATTGACAGCAGTTCGCTTTCTTGATGTCGATCCATTCCGATCGAAGGTGAACAATCTCACCGGGTTTCACTCTGATATCGGGATGCGCGGGATTGATGCGCCCTATGCGAATCAGAATAATAACGTTGGCGCTCTCGCTCCAGTCGAAATATCAAATATCGTAAATTCATCATCATTCTCAGGGGCCGTTTTCCCGCCAAATCCAGGCGGAAGCACCTTACATGTACTGGGCATTCAAGGTGGCGCTTTGAAATGGGTGAAGACAACAAACTGCTAACCTATGCCGGAAATTGCCCTAGATAACGGCGAAGTCGTTGTCAATAACGGCGAAGTTTCCTGCTCTTGCTGCGGTGGAAGCTACACGCTCACCTGCGAGAGCCACACGGGATCAGCTCAGATATGCGGCTGGACTGGCTATAGGCCCGACGGCAATACGCAGAATAATCACGATCCGACAGCACCTTGGCAGTATCGGAAATGGAAATACGTAACATTTACAGGTTACGGAGGTTATTATGAGTACTGGGATATCGATTGTCAAAACTGCGCTGGAGATCGTCGTTTTGTATTATTTGATGCAACATATGAAATAACATGCGACGAGTTTTATGTTGAAAATTTTTCCACTGAATACAACGGTCCTTGTAACAATGTATACGGTGGCTATTGGGGGATAGTAGATAATTACAATACGTATATTGGACACCCGCCCGATGTTACAACAACTACCCTTACATCGAAGGTTGGTAACGGAATAAGTCAAACATGCACAAGTCTTGTACGCGACTACTCATTTGCATCAGAAACGCTAAGCGAGGAAGTTGACATAGCAGCGGAAATTGCGGCTCAAAATCCAACGCCGGACGCAACGCCGACATGCTGCGCGAGCACGAGCACGATCAACACGCTTCCGCCTGAGTCAACCAGCCCGCTCAACGTCGGCACCAGCACCGCTGTAAAACTCATTCTGACCGGCAGCGGATACCCTCCGAACGCTACGCTAACGCTGACTCTCACCTACCAGATTAACGGAAATCCAAACAACACGGAAACCGAGACCATCACGATTCAGGCCGACGCAAATGGAGACGTGGACCAAGAGTTCTACATCGAGCAACCAAAGCCGGGTGGCTCTCGGTGTCTAACCTCGCACACGCTTACATAATGCAACCCAAAGGGAAAATTCTGCGCCGCATAGTAATCCGATCAGACGGTCGCATTGAAGAGAAAACACAATCCGACTCTGCGAGAGACATAATATCACCATCACTAAGCCAGAAAGCGGTTAATCTCACGCATGCAATACGTGCAATGGGCATTCGTGGCTTGAAGCTCGCCCCAAGGCATGTCCGCAAGTCGCGCAAGCAAATCTGCGAAGCGTGCTATTTCTGGAATTCCGCCGGAAACTTGGGGCTTGGTGAATGCCGTCACCCGCAATGCGGATGCACTAAGCTAAAATGGTTTCTATCTGGAGCGCAATGCCCAATTAATGCTTGGCCTGTTCACGAAGCTGAGCCCGCCTCTGGACATTCGTAATTTGAGCCATCCAACCGGCCTCATCTTCATCCAGCCACTTTAGGATTCCATCAACCTCAAGAAAGCGCAGTCGTGCGGATTCTCGGTCTGAAGCTTCTGGCGCACGCAATGCTATATTTTGTAGGTCATTAGCGCGCTCCCGAAGCCTATGGACAAAGTATTCATTAAATGCCTCGTACTCTCGTAGCGCTTTGATTAGGCGCAATTTGCGGGCACCAAGCTCCAATATGCGCTCGTCTTCTAAGCGCGCTTTTTCAGCTGGAGGAAGTGGATCATATGGGAGTGTCATACAAGCGGCGTTGATACACCAGGCGGCCTACGTGCCAACGCTCTCATCGCCTCATCTGGGGCCATTGGTTGATTCGGGTTTGAAACACCTCCGGCAGCACCAATATCAGCTGGGTTAGGCGCGGCACCAACAATAGGCTGCTGCTGAGCATCAAGCGCGACAATAATTTCATCCGCGTTTTTAACTTGAAGCGAACGGAGCATTGTTCGGAAAAACTGCTGCACCTTCACTTGAATCAGTGGAGGATACGCGTAAAAACGCTCGACGAGATTCGTGGCTTCCATCGCGCTAGAAAGCTGCTGTTCCGCACGATAGCGCGTAAGGAGCAGCTGCACGTCAATATACAATGATCTGACGCGCTCTGGAGTAATTCGCAAAAGCTCTTTGGCGTCGCCTTCGCCCCATCGGAATGTTTCTTCGGCATCTATGTGGCGATAGAGCAGTGCAACGCACCTGTTGATAATTGGCGTCAAGCCTGGCTCTAACTTGGACAAATAAAGCGAGAAAAGCTCTTGGCCAGATTTCTCTATGTTCCGAATTCCGGTTGCTAGATTGCTGGCAGGAATGCCACTAACGGCCTGGTCGCCTGCGTTGATAACGCCTGATTCCAGCTGAACAAGCTGTAGATAGAACTCCATTAGGAACTTGATGGAGTCTATGTCAGTGTCTGGAAGCGTTACATAACTTAGGATGTCCTCGGCCTTTTTCCCTTCGATTGGCGTGTATGTCCCGCCGTCGTGAAGCACTAAGTCTGGGTCGCGCAATCCTTCGAGCGTTGCGCGAGGATTCCAGAAAGTAACTCGCCCGGAAGTAGATTGCGAAAAGTTGATCCTGTTGATGCAAAGGTCGATGAACCGTTGGGAGGATGAGAACACCTCCATTGCACCAATGCCATACCACCTGTTATCAGGAGCGCCAACTCGGACAACGGAAAAAGGTCGCTGAGCATCAGGCGTAACATTTGCCAGATAATCAGCCCAAATAAGCCTCTGGCTATCAACCGCTACAACCGCTACTATTTCTTCAAGAATGCCGTCATTATTTGCGTCATAGCGAAGGTAGCATTCGGCTACCAGCATTGTTGGGTTATTCGCTGTAGTGCCTGTTCCTGAGGATGCTTCTCCAGGCCCGGCTGATCGAAGAGCAGTCTTTGCGTTTTCGGTGTCGTTTGCAGCCTCTCTGATGACCTCGACAAGTCGAGCAGTATCCTCCATCGCGTTTATGCCCTGAGCGCCAATTGCTCCGGGTCTCCGGATTGAGTCTGCTAGCTCCAAAGCGGATATCTCATACTTGTGAATAACAATGTCCGCTTCGTCTAATGTTGGCGCTGTAATAGGCGCTAGAAAGTCTCCCAGCGGCAATATGGTTGGCTTAGGACCAGAAAAGGTGACGACCTCACGCTCAATAACTCGCTGAACGAAAATCGGAGCAAGCGGCATCACTATTGTTGGATCCTTTGCCAGTACACGGACTGGCATAACATTGACCGGCTCTGATTGCGGTATTGTTGGATCAATGGCTTGCTCTATTTCAACCCATTCGTCTTCTTCGAAGATGTAGTCGCCTTGCGAAGTTAGAATAAGCTTGCCGTTTTCGTCAACAAGCACGCTTGCCAATGTTCGGTATATTTGTCGGTCAACCTTGTGGCCAGTTTTGACAACAGCTTCGTTGCGAACAAATGCAGTCTCAACGGCTTGTTCTAAGATTTGCTTGATACCAGCACGCTCAAATTTCCACTTAGCATGCGCATCGACAAGCCTGCTGAGCTCTTCATCAAGCTTGCCCTCCGGATACGCAGCAAACCATGGATCAGTACCAAAGAAATAGCTATTTGCGCGGGCAACCATTTGCCGGCAAATACGCCGAACAGCAGGAACAACAAGGTTGCTTGAGGAGAAAATGCCTCCAAGGTCTCCGATTCGCCAGCCTACTTTGTTTTCGTAGAGCAGTTGATAGCGCTCGCGCCTACCTAAAAACGTATCGATCCCAAAACGCGGCTGCTCTTCGCCAAGTGATCCTAGATGATGATCGGCAACGTCAGAACCGCCCAATTCATCCTCTAGCTCGCGCAATCGCTTAATAATATGGCTAACCAATGCTCGTTCTTGATCGCCATCAAGCTCGTATGGCGTAGCCAGTATTGATGTCGGAGCCTTTGGATCGGCTTGTTCCGTGTCGATTTGCTCGTAGGCATCCGATAGCCGCCCCTGTAGCGCTTGTACCTGATCGGGTGCGGCTCGAATGATTGTTGGGTCCATGGCTAAATTTAGATGGTATCACATGCCGTCACAAGCCAAGATCCTCGCGTGCCTGTTTGCGCGATTGCGATACGCTCTTGCGAATATTATCAATATCTTGTTCTGTTGGCTGTAGCGGGTTTTCAATATATGCGCCTAGAACGTCGCTTGCAAACGCCTGTCCTGCATAGCGTTGATATCGCATGTAGGTATCCTTGTCGAGGAAAATAGCATCCTTGCCACTCCCAATAGTTCGCCTAGGCGGTGTTGGCGTCCAAGCGTCATTCGGATTTTGGCGTAGGTTTCGGAACAATACGCGATCGACACTTCCAGGTGCTTCTTCGGTTTGCGGATAACCAGGTACGAACGCTCGAACAATCGGATGTCCAGCGCGCTCTACTGCCCGACCATAAATATCAACCCTAGGCGGAGCAAACTGCGGGATCACTGCTGTCAAAAGGCGATCCAAAAAGTTTGTAATCAGTTTGTCTGATGCAGCTTCTTTTGAGCGATCCCTGACGTATGTATCCATGTCGCGAATGGGCGCCCGAATAATCGCAGGCAACCACGAAGCAATGAAGTCCGCTAGGGCAGATGTTGATGACGCCGGATCGCGAATGACCTCGGCTGTATTTGCCAAGCCTTGAACAAAGGTTTTGTTGGTAGCTTGATCCATCATTGCCTGCATGAATTTGCCGACTGCATGCGCACCTCCGGTGCGGTCGCTCAGCTTCCATGTTCTGACTGTATCAGCAGTCACGCCAAGGACTGTTGCTAGCGGCTCAAATCGGGAATAGTCCCACCTGATTCGGCCCATGCGCACGGTGTATGGAGGCAATCCAACGCGGTTAAGCAACTCGCGTTCGCCACGATTGCGCGCATCATTGCTGCGCGATCCGGTAATGACAAACTGCTTATCGTCATCATCGTCATCGCCTTCGAATGCCCCATAAAGCATGATTGTGGCACCCCAAGCCAAGACTTGTTCAGAAAGGTGCTTAACATACTCAGCAGCATGGTATGGACGCATCCATTTTGCAGGGACCGGGTCGCCTTTTTTGTTAATCCGCCACAGGCCGTCTGCGATGATGCGCTCGGCCATGTAAATCGATCCAATCGGGCTCTTGCGCAGACCGGTCGTGAAAATGGCAAACGGCGTACGCAGGAACGGAACAATAAATTTAAACGGCAGGAACTTATTTCGAGCAGACTCCATGGCTCGGTATGCAGATGCTGCAATTCCGGCCTCTGGAACCTTTTGGAAAACAAGTCTTGTTGCTTCATCGACCGCTTCCACCCACGCAATGGAACCTGGAATCATGAGCTCATTGATGAGCTTGGTATAAGCTTCGCCTTTAAGCCCACGTGCCCTTGCTATACGATGAGCAATGACAGCGACGTGAATCTGTCCGATGGCCTGCTTGAAAAACTCGTCCGTAGCCATCAGTGCACGCATTGGGATACGGATCGTGCGACCAGCTTTACTGTCGCCAGTTGCACCGATATCTTCCTCTAGCTTGCTGTTATTTTTGATGTTTTGCCAAGTGATTTCTGCGTTTGTAGCCTCGACGTTGAATAGGTTGACCTCAGATCCCCATGTCCATACAGCGCGTTCCCACGCGGTGGCCAGTGCAGGAGCTAATGTCTTTGCCATGACTGCAAAGTCTCCAATTTGAGCTCCGTATGGGTCGCCTTTCCCAACGAGCTTGAGCATGGAATTAAGAGCAATTTCGGTGACGCGCTGGACGCTCAACTCCCAAGCAACAGATACGGCATTCCCCAATATATTAACTGCCTGCGTCTTCGGCCCAGATAGCAGTGAAGCGATCCACCACTCATAGGCCATGTTGAACCACGAGCCGTTTTCCCGCCTTTTCGCCTGCATCATTATTCGGCCAAGTTGAGCCGTTATGCGAGCGCTGCTGATATCGATTCGCGGTTGAGGCGGAATGTCGTAAATAAGCTGACCGTCAACTTCAGTCAGTTGCATTTCAACCCCATCCGTCTTTTGGATGTCGATTTCTGACGGAGGCAAAGCATTTGGGTCTTCTCCAAAGACGAGCTGACGGTCGCCTGAAGTTTCGTTAAGATCGCGTCCTCCGGTTTCTACTGTATTCGCATCAGGAGGCAAAGCATTTGGGGCTTCCCCAAGATTTGGCTGGGTAGTCCATTTCCGCTTTGGAGGCCACGCGCTATCGTCAAACGGGTTGCGCATTTCAGCCCTTGGCTTTGTTACACGCGGATTGGTGCGCACCGTGAGCCTTTTCCGAGCAGCGCGATGTTGCTCGTTCTTTGTAAAGCCCATGAGAGCGAGCGCCCGCTCTATTTCGGCATTTGCGTCATCTTCGTTGACAGGGGCTCCCATTGGCGAGTTTGGCAAGTCGATGTCTTCCGCCTTCATACCAGCTTTAAACTTGGCTTTGTTTTTTGCTATGAAGTCGGCACGGAAGCGATCAACAAGCTTGATTACATCGGCTGCGTTAATCCCAGTCGCCCTTTGAATTGTTTTCAGGTCTTCACTATCGCGATACATGCGTATCGCCCTTCGCTCTGGCTCGGATAGGGTAGACAGGAAGTCGCCTATGATTTTATCGCCGCGCAAACGCAGGTAGACCTTGCTATCAGGGGCCAAAATCTCTTCAAGAGTGACGCCCATCTTTTCAACGGCAGCGCGAATCCTAGCAAGATCCTCTTTGGCCGTTTTGCGCTCTATCTCTGATTTTGTTGCCTTTGCTGTCCATTCGGCAACTTGACGCTCAAGCTCGCGCACTATTGAGGAATCCGGCTTCGGTTGCGCCTTGAGCATAAGCAACTCAGCCTTAAGCCGCGATATTTCACGCGACTTTTGAGCCGCAGTCGGAGCTTTATCGATCTGCTGCTGAACCTCCGGCGTAGGCATGAAAATCAAATTCATGAGGAATTGCGCGTTGCGCTCCTTTGGCTTCATTTCCTCGTCCCTCATGGATGCCAACGACCTTGCAACATCTGCGCGTGCAGTCCTCAACGCGCTGGTCAATGCAACTGCCTCATCGAATGCCTTTTCATCATTGCGAGCCACCTTGTGCGCCATGAATGCCACAAGACGCGCTGCTGCTTTGTTTTCTATGGGAGTAAGCAAGCCATGCTTGTCTGGATCGGCTGCCTTTTCTAGGATTGTCCGCTTTACACCCTCGACATCGGCAAGCATTTTCATGCCAGCCTCTTGCCATTGCGCGTGCGTCTGGCGAACCATTTTCTCTTTTCTGGCCTCGTCCACCGCATCGACAAACTTGCGAGCTTCGCCAAATGCTGGATTTGCTAGGTCGGGTCGGCCAAGAGTCCGCATAAATGAGGCTTCGCGCCGAACATCAGCGTAAAGAGCCCTCACCTTTTGTGGGCTCATCTTCTCGTTAAATGCCTTGATTAACGATGCGATGGCTTCAACGTCTCCGTACTCTGGCTTGGGGGATGCCAAGGCAATCTTCTCATTAGCTATGCCAGATTCGATCATTCTATCGGCAACCTGCTTAATAGCATTTGAGAGCGCCTTCTTCATCTCCTGCTGTGACATCCCCATGCTCTCAGCTATTTCAGCCGGAGATTTGCCAGAAAGCACTGCGTTGATTAATTCGGCCTGCTCTTTCGGTAGGGCGTTGGCAACAGCAAGCATGTTGCTGTGAATGTTATCGATGCCTGGGTGCAATGATGCGATCGAGGAATTAAAGGCGTCGATTTCTTCGTGGGCTGGACCATCAATGCCGATTGCCTCGTCGTAAGACAACTGACGGACATTGCTAAACATCTTGGGTTTCCCGATGCCAAGCATGTCTCTAAGCCTGTTGCGAACAGCCGCAGCAACATATTTCGCGAACGGCACTTTAGACGACGGTCTCCATGTGCTGGCAGCTTGCGCCAGAGCAACAAGTGCCTCTTTCTCAATAACTGCATTCGGCTGCTTTGCTTTGTTTTGGGCAGCAAACGTAAGAGCCGTGGCTTGAGCCATAGACCGACCGCTCTCAAACATGCTGGCATAGTTGATAGAGTCGGCCTGCTCAGGAATCGGTGACGGCTTAATATCATTCCACCGGGTGGAATTGTTTTCTTCTGCTATCTTGTTTGCTTGCTCTATTGCCAGGACCGTAACGTCCTTAAGCTCCTGCTCTAGCTTTTCAAGGTTTGCCTCTTCAGGCCACTTTGCTCGCGTGTCCCAAATTGCGCGAGCCAAGTCGCGACGCATTGTGGCCATCTGCTTATTAAGCGATTGAGCATGTTCTTCAAACTCTTCGAAGTATTTTTTGATAACTTCGTTCAGCTTTTTTGGACCTGCCGTGGTCATTCCCGTCTGTTTGCGGATGTTGTCGTTTCCATCAATAATCCGCAAAACAGATCGGAAATTTACATTATTCAATTCAAGCTCTCCATAGGCTACAAACTCAATAACGGAGTTATCCGGCAGTTGTTTGCGCCACAATCTTTTAACAGATTCTCTTGCGTTGAAATTGTCTCCAGAAAGCCCCTCGTAATGCTTTCTAAGTTCTTCATGCTTCTTGTGTAGCTCTTCAATCTCTTTGTCCGTGGCTTTTGGCATGTTTTCGCGCCAAAAGTTTAT